GTCAATTTTTTTCACGCATCATATTTTGAAATTTCGGTTTTTAGGCCATCTGCGCCGAGGGCAAAACACCCATTTTTGAAAATTTGACTTTTTAGTCCACAAGGCACAATATATTGTGTTGAGAGGGGATAAAAGCACAAGATATTGTGTCTGTCTGCTTGGATTGCTCGGGATTTTCAGGGGCTTTCACAAGATTCTTGACGACTTTTTGCGAGGTGGCTTTTTCCTTGGCACAAGACTGGGCTCTTGCCTTCTACCATTCGCCAGCTTGGCTCAAGAACCGCAAGGCTTACATGCAGCGCGTCATTGACACTCCCTATGGCCTTGTACCTGCGGGTATGTGCGAGCGTTGCTTTGAGCGTGGCGAGCTGACTCCTGCGAAGGTCGTTCACCACAAGATTCACCTGACCCCTCAGAACATCGACGACCCTCACGTGACCCTCTCTTATGACAACTTCCAGCGTCTCTGTCAGGACTGCCATGCGTTTGTGCATAGCGGTGCGACCGAGATGCGCGTTGCCTTTGACGAGCATGGAAGGGTCGTGCCAAAGAACACTGACCCTTGGCGTGAATGGAGGATGCATGGCTAAGCAGATTTCGGAGGCAACTACTCGTCTTGAGAGGCTTCAGAACGAGTCTGCCGGACTTACGGGCTTCGACAAGGCGTTGCTCGATGACCTTCTTACCGAGTATGACGCTCTCGCCTCGATGACCGAGGGGCTCCGCGAGGTCATCCTTGAGAAGGGCGTGATGGAGGAGAAGGAGGTCGGCACCGTCAACAACCGACACATCGAGCGCGTCGAGCGTGCCGAGTTCAAGGCGTACCAGAAGGCCATCGGTCGTCTTGGTGACCTCGCACGCAAGGTGTCCTCGTTCGCCAAGAACGCAACCGCCCCCGAGGAAGAGGACGACTTCGATGCCTTCAATGCCTAGTGTCGAGCCCTTCGTCTACGTGGACGATGAGGGCCGTTCCGATGCGGAGCGGTACTTCATGGGCTGTCTTGATGACACCTACGTTGTTGGCCGTCGCGTCAAGAAGCTCGCCGAGAAGATGCTCCCGCGCATCCGAGACGGCTACAAGCAGTGGCATTTCGACATCGATGCAGCTACAAGGCCCGTTCGCTTCATTGAGAAGTTCTGCCGCATTCCGAGCGCTAAGAACATGGGCAAGCCTTTCGTCATGGCCCCATACGAGCGCGTCGTTGTCGAGACGGCTTTTGGCTTCATTGACGACGATGGTGCGCGTGAGTTCAGGGAGGTGCTGGTAGAGTGGGCCAGAAAGTCAGGCAAGGCTCTGAGTCTCGATACCGAGATTCCTACCCCTGACGGCTGGAAGCTCATGCGAGACATCCACCCCGGCGACTACGTCTTTGGTCAGGACGGTAAGCCCTCTATGGTCATTGTCGAGTCGGAAGTCTTTGACAAGCCTATGTATCTCGTGACGTTCGAGGATGGGTCTACCATCAAGGCAAGCGCTGACCACATTTGGACCGTACAGTCCAAGAACTCGAAGCGTGCCGTTCGCCGCAAGCCGCGCATTACTGATGTTGACGGTCCGCACCACAGGGCTGGAAAGCACATTGGTGGCGGCAAGCGTTATAGGGATGATGGCTGGTACGAGGCCACTACGGGCGAGATTGCCGAAAACTATTTTCATGTTCGCGCCGATGGCAAGGGTATCGAGTATTTCTATCGCGTTCCTATGAACATGCCGGTCGAATATCCCAAGGCAGAACTTCCGATTGACCCCTATGTGTTTGGGGCGTGGCTCGGAGATGGTACGTCGTCTAAGCCGCAGATTTCCATTGGCTCCGATGACGAGATTGAGATGGTCCATAACCTCAGTTCTCGCGGCCACCAGATTACTCCCACCAACTATCCGTCGCTTAGGTGCCCGCTCTATGACATTGACCATCATGCCCGCGATGGCAAGTCTGGCCCATTCAAGCAGAAGCTCATTGACCTTGATGTCTTGAATAACAAGCACATTCCTGACGCATATTTGCAGTCGTCGACTGACCAGCGATGGGAGCTGCTTTGCGGCCTCATGGATACTGACGGCACCTGCGACAAGGGTTCTGGGCTTTGCGAGTTTACTCAAAAGAACGAGCTCCTTGCGAAGCAGGTTGTCGAGCTCTGCGCGAGCCTTGGTATCAAGGCATCCATCCACAGCAAGCATGCCACGTGTAACGGTGTCCCTGCTGGCATTGTGTGGCGCGTTACCTTTTTGACCGACAAGGCACACTCCTGCTTCCATCTCAAGCGCAAGCACGAGCATCTCAAGGAGCGTCTTGCGCCGCGCATGTCGTGCAAGTCCATCGTCAACATCGAGGCCATTCCCAACGAGCCGAGCAAGTGTATCGCCATCGACAACGACAGTCACCTTTACCTTGCTGGCCGTCAGTACACTGCAACACACAACACGTCGCTCCTTGCCGCACTCAACATCTACATGCTCACTAGTGACGGCGAGGGTGGCGCAGAGGTCTACAACGGCGCAACGTCAGAGAGTCAGGCGCGTCTTTGCTACGGTGCCACCAACTCTATGATTGAGATGTCCCCCCAGCTCAAGAAGCGCATTAGGCGTGGCATGGTGCAGAAGCGCGGCATCTCCGGCCTCAACTACGACAAGACGCTCAGCTACCTCTGCACCATTAGCTCGAACTCCAAGAAGCTCGACGGTCTCAACACCAGCTTTGCGGTTCTCGACGAGCTTGCTGCATGCGAGGATGGCGGCGCGACCTACGACCTTCTCACTGAGTCCATGTCCTCGCGCAAGTCTCCGATGCTCTTCATCATCAGCACCGAAAACTACGTGCGCGAGAACATCTGGGACGAGCGCAAGAAGTACGCCTACGGTTGGCTCGACGACAAGATTGAGGACGACACCTTCCTGCCGTTTCTCTATGAGCTTGATAGCAGGGACGAGGTGTGGGACGAGCGCATGTGGCCCAAGGCTTCACCGGGATTGGGAATTACAAAGGACTGGGATTATCTGCGCAACCGCGTCAGCAAGGCGCAGCAGTCTCCCGCTCGCATGCCGTCTCTCTTGACCAAGGAGTTCAACCTTCCGTCCAACTCCTATGCGTCCTTCCTGTCCTATGAGGAGTGCGTCAACCGCGAGACGTACACCTTCGACGCGACGGAGTTCCGCTACGGCATCGTCGGCTTCGACCTCGCTGACCGTGGTGACCTCAATGCCGCCGTCATGATGTGCATGAAGCCCGACGATGACCACATCTACGAGAGGGCGATGTTCTGGATTGCGGAAGACCAAGTCGAGATTAACAGCAACTCCTTCAAGGAGCGCGATGGCGTGCCTTACCACCAGTGGGCCGCAGACGGCTGGATTCGCATTGTTCCCGGCAACAAGGTCAACCAGATGGTCGTCATCGAGTGGCTGCGCGAGCTTGTCGACGAGGGCGTGTACCCCTTCGCCGTGGGCTACGACAAGTGGCACGTCGACGACCACACCGAGCTTGAGCTTCAGCGGTTGGTAGGGGAGACTAGGGCGCGTCCCGTCGAGCAGTACGCCAAGGTCATCAGCCCCCTGATGAAGGAGCATCGCCTCGACCTCCGCGCCAAGCGCATCATCGACAACGACAACCCCGTGCTTGAGTGGTGCCGCTCCAACGTCAACGCCCGTGCCGACAACAACGACAACTACTTCCCCCAGAAGAAGGGGCTCCGTCCCCAGAACCGCATCGACGGCTACATGGCCGAGCTCTGCGCCTACGGTGCCCTCAAGCGCAACGAAGAGGAGTATATGCAAGCGATTGGCTGGTAGGGTTTTCGACAAACGCCTGTTGAAAACTCGGCCTCTGACAAGTACGTAAGACTCTCTAGTTACTCGATAGCCAGACTAACCTACGGAAAGAGAGAGGAAACCCTAAAAACTTTGGATGGGTTTTTAGGGTTTCACTCTCTTTCCTGTCTATATGAGATTGAAGTCAAGGAGAAAGAGAAGAAAGAGAAATATAAAAGAGAAAGAAGAGACAGAGGAAGTGAGCAGCGCAAACTCAGGTGCAGCCCACCCGAATGCATCAGCGACGAGAAGGGAGAGGCGGGCAACCTGCGAGGGGCGTGCTGGAAAACAGGTGGACTGCGTCATAAGTATAGCAGACCACAATATATTGTGGGAAAAAGTGCTTGACAAAGATTGAGACACAATATATAGTGTGTCACATGGGATTCTTGTCTAAATTGGTCCCAGCTTCTTGGCGCAGGAAGACGCCTCAAGACACCCTAGCATCGACAACTGGCTTCAAGACCTTCACCGAGACCGCACCTACGTTCTCGGCATGGGATGGCTCGCTCTACGAGATGGCCCAGACGAGGGCAATCGTGGAGCGCATCGCAGTCGCATGCTCGAAGCTCAAGCCTGAGTTTGTAATGCCGGAGGGTGGAACGGGCGTCAACCCGCGTGTGCAGAAGCTCTTCGAGACTTGGCCCAACGACGAGATGACGTGGCCGGACTTCCTTCGCCGCCTTGCGACGATTCTGTTCACGGACACCACGGCATACGTCGTTCCCCAGCTCGACAGGGACTACCGGGTGATTGGCCTCTACCCTCTGAAGCCGGCTTCTGCCGATGTAATCGAGTACGAGGACGAGCCTTACATCATGTTCCACATGATGAACGGCGACATTCAGGTGTTCGGCTTCTATCAGGTCGGCATCCTCACTCGCTTCCAGCTCTACAGCGACATCTTTGGCGGCAAGAACATTCCCCTCACTTCCACCCTTCGCCTCATGGACGCGCAGCGTCAGGCCGAGGAGTTGGCCCTCAAGAACGGTGCTCGCATCCGCTTCATCGGAAAGCTGGTCGGACTTGTCCAGCCTGACCAGATGGACAAGAAGCGCGAGAAGTTCGGCGAGGCCAACCTTGGCCCCACCAATACGAGCGGCATGATGGTCTATGACAACACGTGGGAGAGCATTCAGCAAATCAAGGAGCAGAGCTACACCATCGACGAGTCCGAGATGGACCGCATCGACAAGGCGCTCTACACCTACTTTGGCATCAACGAGCACATCCTCACGAACGACTACACGGAGGAGCAGTGGGGTGCCTTCTACGAGGGATGCATCGAGCCGTTCGCCCTCATGCTCGGCGAGCAGCTTACCAAGATGCTGATTAGCCCAATTCAGCGTCGTCATGGCAACCGCATCATGTTCTCGTCCAGCTACCTTGAGTACGCCACGCCTGAGAGCAAGCGCAAGGTCATCAACGACATGCTCGACCGTGGCGCAATCACGTGGAACCAAGCCGCCGACATCCTGCAACTCCCGCACTTCCCGGGCGGCGACATGCGCATCCTGCGCGGCGAGTTCTACATCCTCGACGAGAACAACAACGTAGTCGCGGAAAGCGGTGGTCACAACAGCACCACCGACGCGAGCGACGAACAAGACCCCGACTCTAGTCCTCCCGACGAGGACGAGCCCACACAAGACGACGACACGGATGGAGGCGATGACAATGCCGTACCTGCCGAATGACCGACAGTACCGCACGTTCGCTGCCGACAACTTCCGCGCCATCGAGAGTGACGGCGACAAGGATAGCTACGTCGTTCGCGGATACTTCACGGTCTTCGAGATGGAGTACGACCTTGGCGGCGACTTCTATGAGACCGTCGACAGCCGAGCACTCGATGACGCCAACATGAAAGACGTCATTTTCCAGCTAAATCATGACGGTGCCCCCTTAGCGCGTCAGCGCAACGGCTCCCTCAAGGTCGGCGTCGACTCCCATGGCGGATGGTGCGAGGCAGACCTTGGCGGTTGCCGCGAGGGCCGCGACCTCTACGAGTCCATCAAGAACGGCCTTGTCGTTGAGATGAGCTTTGGCTTCACCATTGCGGACGACGGCTTCGAGTGGGAGGAAGGCGAGGATGGTTCCATCCACTCCCGCATCACCCACGTGAACCGCGTCTACGACGTAAGTGCTGTATCCATCCCAGCAAATCCGAATACGTCCATCAGTGCACGTTCCTACCTCGACGGAGCGATTGAGGCTAGGCGCAAGCAGCAGGAGGTGCTGCGGCGTGCCGAGGATATGCGTCAGCGGAAGGCCGCTGCCGCAGAGCGGCTCAAGGGCCTGTCCCTTCTGTAGCCGAACAAAGTCACAATCACAGAGGAAAGGAGTGAGCCATGGAGTTCACCCCCATGAGCGCGGCTGAGTATCGCGCTCTCGACCGTGACGCTCTTGAGCAGCGTCAGTCCGTCCTTAATGACGCACTCGTCGCCGAGGAGCTTCCCGAGGATGTCACCATCGACATGCTTGAGGCCGAGGTCGGCTATGCCGAGGACGCCATTCGTCGCAAGAATGCCGAGACCCGCCTGAAGCGTTCCAAGCTGGACGCCGTCAAGACTGGTGCTGGCAAGGTCGTCGCCCAGAGCGACCCCGCGCCGATTGCCCAGACTCGCGGCTCCATCCAGCCCGTGAACGAGCCTGAGCACTTCACCGACTCCAAGGAGTACCGTCGCGCCCTCGCAGACCACATCCTGCGTCGTCGCCCCATGTCCTACGACATGCAGATGCGTGCAAATCAGGACATCACCAACTCCATCAACGGCGAGTTCTCCAGCGTTGGCGACTTCACCAACACCATCACCAACACCATCGCCTTCCCGCACTCCTTCATCGGCGGCATCATCAAGCCGCTCGACGAGTACGGCAACATCTACTCCAAGGTGCAGAAGCTCAACCTCCCCGGCGCTATCACCTACCGCGAGAACCAGCTTGAGTTCACTGCCTCGTGGCTTGAGGACGACAAGCACGTGTCGCCTTATAACGAGGAAGAAGACCCGACTGCGTTCACCTTCGCGTGGCACCAGCTTGAGGTTCGCTTCTCCCGCACCATGCTCGCTCAGGCCCTCCTGACCGACGACCTCAAGGCAATGGTCCCGCCCGCGCTCGCCAAGTCCATGGTCAAGGCCATCGAGGCCGCTATCATCCGTGGCAACGGCACCACCCAGCCTCTCGGCCTTACCGTCGACCCGCGCATCGTGGGTCAGGGCACCGAGGGCCAGTCTGGCTACATCGCTCCTCGCGCCGCCATCATCGAGGTCACCGAGGAGGACGTCGACGACTGGAAGTTCTGGCACTCCCTGCTCTACAACACCGCAGTCTTCAACCGCCTGTATCGCGACAACGGCGAGTGGACCTTCGGCGACTCCACTTGGGGCATGCACATCGACCTGCTGCATGACGACAACAACCGTCCTCTCGGCAAGACCGACGTCCTCAACGACGAGGCCGTCTACAAGCTGCGTGGCCGCAACGTCAACCTCGTCGAGGATGCCCTGCTCCCGAGCTTCGATGCCGCCTCTGACGGCGATGTCATCGGCATCTTCGGCAACTGGAACAACTACGTCATCAACACGCAGCCCGGTATGCCGCTCTCCACGGTTCAGTGGTCCGACTACGAGACCAACACCGAGAAGACTCGCGTGCTGACCGCCCTCGATGGCCGTCCCGTCTATCCCTACGGCTGGGCCATCCTCAAGAAGAAGGCTGGTGCCTAAGAGGAGGTGGTCACTATGACCAAGAAGGAAGCCATTATGGCTCTGGTCGAGAAGCTCGCTGGCGATGACGCCGACAAGATTCCCGCAGGTGCAGGAGCTTCCACCGCTGCCGCCCTCGCGTTCCTTGGCGAGTGTCTCACCGTCGACTCTGGCGCGGTTAAGTTCGCGATTCCGGAGGAAGAGACCACCTAGGAGTCCCTCGATGAGGGAACCGAGTAGGAGAAAGACCTATGACGACCGTAACGGTACTCAAGCCATTCCGTGACTTTGCGAAGCACCGCGACCGCGTCGTCGGCGAGACCTTTAAGGCAACCGAGGAGCGTGCGCGTCAGATTGACGCCAAGCTCCCCGGCTACATCGCCTATGTCGTCGAGGAGAAGGTTGACCTCTCCAAGATGACCGTCGCACAGCTCAAGGAGCTTGCCGCCGAGCGCGGCATCGAGGTGCCCAGCGGGGCCAAGAAGGCCCAACTGGTCTCATTGCTAGAGGAGTAGAAGCATGGCCCAGCTTGACGAGACAGACCTGATTGACGAGGCAAAGATTCACCTCCGTGTCGTCACCGACATGACGGACGATGAGATTGCAACCCTCGTCAGAGCTGCCATCGACGACATGCGCCGCCTTGGCGTGCGCGAGTCCGTCATCTCTGGCAGCATGTCGCCCACCGTCAAGATGGCCGTCATGTTCTACTGCAAGGCACACTACGGTTACGACAACAGTGAGGCCATGCGGTTCAACGATTCGTACCGCATGGCCGTCACTAACCTCATGCACTCTGTAGCATGCGAGCCAGAAGAGGATGACGGCTGATGCGCTTCAACGACGCAGTGACGCTGCTCTCGACGCCGCAGAGGTATCAGGATGAGACGGGTGCGTGGCATGAGGGAGAACCTGTGCAGCGCACCATATTCTGCAATCCCATGACCATCGGCGTTGTCGCCATGGCAAACCTCCGCTCCTCTGAGGTGCGCATGATGAATGCCACCCAGCCCGTCGACGTCGGCCTGCGCAACGAGCACATGCTCCAAGTCAGGGCTCTCGACTACGCAGAAGAGCAGCAGTGCATCTACCATGGCGAGCAGTACGAAGTCCTCTATGCCTCTGGCTCAGGAGACTTTCGTGTGCTGACCATCGGACAGCGCCTTGGCAGCGAGCCAGAGGGGTAGCCATGTCTGACGTCACAATTGATGCAGATGCATTCGGCACGACGCTTGAGCAGCTTCTCGAAAGAGTCGGAACCAACGTTACCGCTCACATGCCAGCGGCGGTCGAGAAGGCCCTTACGCGCGGCGAAGCAGCGTGGAAGAAGAACGCACGCGCGGTCCTTAGCTCGTCCTACTCGCGTGGCGGGTGGGGCAAGCAGAAGAGGACCTACACCAAGAGTGGCCGTCCGAGTAAGAAGGTCGCTTGGTACGGCAGAACCTACAAGACCGGCAAGTACGCAAGGTCCATCACTCACCAGTTGCTTACCAGCGGCGGCGAGCTTGTCGAAGGCGAGATTGGCTCGCGCTCGATGCCGGGCCTTGCACACCTTCTCGAAAAGGGGCACGCATCGGTCGGAGGCGGCTTCGTCTCTGGCAGGAAGCACATAGAGCCCGCATTCGACGAGACTGTCGGCGACTTCGAGAGGGATGTCGAGATGGCAGTCGAGGAGGCAATCAATGACGCCTGACGAGATTGTCTTTGCCACCTTGCGCACAAGCGGCCTGAAGGGCACAAAGGTTGGGTGGCCCGTTGGCGGTGCACCGCCGCTCCCTTGGTTCACCTACAAGCACGTAAAGGGCGGCGAGTTCTTCGCCGACAACTCCGACTACGCCTTCATGCGCCGATATGACATCGACCTCTACCAGAGGGAGCCGAACGACGAAGAAGTCGAGCGGTTCGAGGAGGCCATTTCTCACATCGGCCCATATAAGTGCATCGAGACGTGGGAGCCCGGCGAAAGCTGCTGGATTACGTCGTATACCGTCACCTACCATCCCGACAACTAACCCGTAAGGAGGCCCTCGTATGGGCAAGGTAATCTACGGACTCAAGAACGTCCACTATGCAATCTACACCCCCGGTACTGGCAGCACTGCTGGCAGCTACGGCGCATGGAAGGCCATTCCCGGTGCCGTGTCGCTCTCTGCCGACGCCGACACCACCCAGAACGACTTCTATGCCGATGACGTTGTCTACGCTACCATCTCCGCATCCGCCAAGGAGACCGGCACCATCGAGTTCGCCGCAATCACCGAGGAGATGTACACCGACCTGTTCGGCTACGAGAACGACAGCACCTCCGGCATGACCTACCAGAAGACCGAGCCGTCCACAGTCACCGTGGCACTCGGCTACGAGGTCTCTGGCAACGAGGGCAAGATGCGCGGCGTCCGCTACAACGTCACCTTCACCGCCCCGTCTCAGGCCGCGAACACCATGACGGACTCCACCAACCCGGACACCGTCACGGTCAACTACAGCGCAGTCGGTCGTGACTTCACGGTTGGCACTGGTTCCAGCGCTCGAACCGTCAACGTCCTCAAGGCCCACTGCACCGACGCTGGCGAGACCCACGACGCATTCGACAAGTTCTGGAACGCGGTTGTCGTGCCCGGCACCACGCCCAGCAACGGCTAGACATAGAGCGCCATAAGCGAAGGCCCACTTCCCCAGACAAAGGGGGAGTGGGCCTTTCTTTTTGCACTTTTGTCTCGCAGAACAGAGAGAGGGAGAGACATGCCAAAGATTGACTACCTGCATGACGGCACGGAGCACGAGTACGAGGCAAGCATGTGGACGCTTGTGCTCTATGAACAGGAGTTCAAGCGCGACCTCATCAAGGACGTGTATGGTCGCATCGACCTGCGCAACGCCTCGAAGAACTTCGACGAGGATGGCAACATGGTCGCCATGGACTACACCGTAGACAACTGGATTGGCGAGCTCAGGGCCTTCTGGGCAATGCTCCGCACGAGCTCCGACATCGCTAGGGACGAGGGTCGCGCTGCCGACGAAGTCCCGTCTTTTGACAGGTGGAGCAGGCAGGTCAGCAGGGCGGCGCACGGTGTCGACGGCGGCATCAACATGGGCGAGATTTCGCAGGCCGTCTTCAACGAGTGCAACAGGGGATTGTTTCACACCGGAGCCGCCGCCTCCGAGTAAACCGGCAAGCGGCCCAAGCATCCTGCTCCCATACAACCACATCTGGACCGAGCTCATATCGCTAGGCGTCTCATGGGAGAGGGGCATGCGAATGTCATGGGGAACCGTGCGCATGCTGTTCGAGGCACGTGCAGAGGCATACGAGGCGTCAAGGAGCCGAGCGCACGGCGACGACGTCCGTTACGCAACAAAGGAAGACTACAGCAATTGGATTTAGCGGGAGGTGGTACCCATGGCGGCGGGAGCCTACAAGGGTCTGACCATTCGCATCGGCGCGGACACTACAAAGCTGACATCCTCGCTGCGTGGGGCCAACTCCGCAATCTTCAAGACTCAGGCTGAGCTGAACAAGCTGAACAAGGCCCTCAAGCTCGACCCCGGCAACAGCAACGCCTCTCAGTTGCAGATGGGCGCACTTGCGAGTCAGGCAACGAATGTGGCTCGCGAGATGGAAGTGCTGAAGAAGGGCATGGGCGAGATTGCCACAATGCCCGTCGCCACCAACGGTGCTAGTTCAGTTGCCGAGCTCGCTGAGCAGACAGCAAGCGCGACGCTCGCAGCAGAGGATGCCAAGGACGCCTACAACAAGGTCGACGCAGAGCTTGCTGAGATGTACAGGGACTTCACCAAGCTGTCGTCTGAGCATGGCAATGGACTGAAGTTTGGTAACGCCGATGGCATGGTCAATGACCTCAAGGAGATTGACAGCGAGCTTGAGGTAATCGCCCAGAATGGCAACAAGTCGACCGCGTGGCTCGACGGGATGAAGCAGAAGGCTCATGACCTGAAGGGCGACTGGGATACCGCCAGTGCCGCGCTGGACGATTATGCAAACGTGGCAAAACTTGAGGAGATGAACGTAAAGTTCGCCCTCGCCGAGGCGAAGCTCAAGAGCATCGCGCAGCAATTTGCTGGTCTTGCAATGAAGTCCGACATTGCAAAGTCTCTACAGCCGTTGCAGGACAAGCTCGAAACGGTCTCTGCTGCGACGGACCGCGCTAGGGAGAGGTTCAACAGGCTCGACCAAGCCTTCAAGCTGAACCCGACAAGCATAGGCACCGCCGCCGACAGGACGAGGAGCCTCCAAGAGGCCACCGATGCGGCAAACGCGAAGGCTCGAATGCTCAGGGAGCAAATCAACGCTTACCGCGCCGCAGGCATTGATGAAATTGCCAAGAAGACTGGCAACTCTGCCATGGCGTTCGAGAAGGCGAAGGAGAAGGTCGCCTCCCTTGAAGTTGAGCTTGAAAAGAACCGTAAAAAGTACGGCGAGAACAGCGAAGAGGCCAAGAAGCTGGAAAGGGCCCTCGCTGACGCGCTCAAGGCCGCTAAGACCGCTGGTGCCGTTGATGAGTACAGGAACCTGCAAGTCCAGCTCAGGGAGACCCGAGCAGAGTCCAAGCAGATGCGTGCCGCGCTCACCAGCGACCTGCAAGGCGTGGGTGCCGCTGCCGTGCAAGCGGCCATTGAGGTGGGCAACCTCATGAAGCAAGCTGGCTCGAAGATTATCGACTCCTCGGACGAAATCGACGCCGCATACCGCGACATGCGCAAGACCGTCAGCGGCACCGAGGAGCAGTACGAGGCCCTCTACGACGCCGCCATGAAGTACAGCCAGACCCACGTTACGAGCGCGGACACCATGCTTGAGATGGAGGCTCTGGCTGGTCAGGTTGGCGTGACAGCCGACCAGCTCCAGAATTTCTCAGAGGTCGCCGCTAATCTGGATGTCGCCACGGACATGGACGCGGAAGAGATTGCCCTCAAGATGGGTCAGATTGTCAACGTCATGTCTGACTTGAAGCCAGAGAATGTTCAGGCTTTCGCCGATGCTCTCGTTGACCTTGGCAACAAGATGCCAGCGCAGGAGTCTGCAATCATGCAGATTTCCCAGCGACTCTCGTCCAGTGGTGATGTGGCGGGATTCTCAACGCCGGAGATTCTTGCATGGTCGGCGGCAATCGCATCCACGGGCCAGCGTTCCGAGGCCGCTGCCACTGGTGTCTCCAACATCATCACGACCATGCAGAGTGCTGTGAGCAATGGTGGAGCTGAGCTTGAGAAGTTCGCAAGTGCGACTGGCAAGACTTCCGAGGAGTTCAAGAAGGCGTGGGGCGATGATGCGTCTGGCGTGCTCAGGGACTTCATCGGTAAGTTGCAGGAGATGGGCCCAGATGCCATCCAGCAGCTCGAAGACCTTGGTATCGAAGGCATCAGGAGTACTCAGACACTCCTGTCTCTCGCCAAGACCGTAGAGAACGTCGACAAAGCAATGAACATCTCCGAGGGCGCGTGGGACCGCTACATGAACGGAGAGCCCATCAACGGTATGGGTGAGGCCGCTCAGGAGGCCGCTCGCAAGGCTGAGGGATTCTCTGGCTCTCTGGCTAAGATGAAGAACTCCGCTCAGGTTCTCGCAGCAACCCTTGGCGAGACCCTTGCACCATACATTGATACTGTCGCTGGCCTCATGCAGCACCTCACTGATGTCATCAATAACATGGATGACGCGACGAAGGACTCCATCGTCAGGTTTGGTGCCCTTACAGCCGGAATCGCCACTGTATACCCCGTTGTAAGTGCGCTCGGCGGAGCATTCCTGTCATTGGGAAAAAATGTCGTGTCACTCGTAACTGGCGGTATTGGTTTCCTTGCAAGTGGAGCCGCTTTTGCGTCGATTGCCTCTGGGTTTGAGACTATACAAATTGGTGCGTTGCTGGCGGGCGACGCACTTGGCGGACTACTAGCGGCAATAACGCCGCTCGGTGTTGTTGCTGCTGCCGTTGGCGCACTCGCGACGCTTGTTGGCGGCTACTACATCAAGAAGTTCCTCGATGCCAAGAAGCGCACCGACGACTTCAACGCCACAATCGATGGCATCAGGGGCACGACCGACAATCTGCACAGGGAGCTTCTCTATGGCAAGGAGGACATAGAGAAGTACGGCAAGGCGTGGATTGTCGCAAAGGATGACGTTGACGAGTTCATCAAGTCGCAGCAGGAGCACGTCAGTGCCATGAACGACACTCGCGACGAGTCCACAACGACCATCGGCATGCTCCAACAGTACAAGGACATCATCGATGAGTGCGCTGGTGCTGGCGAGGTTTCCGCTGAGAAGCAAGGCAAACTTGAGTGGGCTCTCAGAGGTCTTGAGGAGGCCACTGGTAAGGCTTACAGCGCAGAGGACATCCTCGCTGGAAAGATGGAGGACGAGGAAGGCAACGCCATCGACCTCAAGAAGGCCATCGACGACCTCATTGAGGCAAAGAAGAAGGAGTCCCAGCTTAACGCCTTGACCGAGATGCGCACGGAAGCAGTAAAGGGCCAGATGGAGGCTGGCGATGCTCGTGACGAGGCTTACGCAAGGTACCAGCAGCAGATGAAGTACGCTCAGGAAAACTACGGCGACATTATTAAGCAGTACGGTGGGTGGGACAAATTCATCCAGTCCGACTACAGCGGTGCCGAATATCTGAGGAACCTTGAGAGTGAGTGGAAGAACGCGCAGCAGGTCTACGACGAGTGGGAAGGCAAGATTTCCGACATCGACATGGAGATGGGGCTCCTCAGCGACACCGTCGACCACGAGCGCGAGGGCATCATGCGCACCGACCCCGTCATAAAGCAAGCCCTCGACAGTGTCGGTATCACGGGTGACAAGGTGCGCGACCTCGCAGTGAAGGTCATGGAAGCTGGCGTCTCGGCTGAGGACTTCGCGAACATCACCTCCGAGAACTTCGCCCTCATGGCACAGCAGTCTGGCGGTGACATCGACACGCTCGTGGGACTCATCCAGAACTACAACGAGACGGAGTTCGAGAGCAAGTACGGAAACCTCACCATCGACGGCTACGGCAACGTCGTGGATGCGATGGGCACCATCTACGAGTGGAACGGCACGGAGTTTGTGCCCAAGTACACCGAGGCCAACGTCGAGGTCACGGGCACCGAGGAGGCAAAGACCAGCGTTGATGAGGTTGCTGCCGCCGAGGACAAAGTCGAGGACAAAGACGTCGATGTGACCGCCAATGTCAATGGGACCAAAGACGTCGAAAACCTGCACAAGAACGAGAAGAAGGTCGTCAGCAAGACTGTCAGCATCACTGCAAACGTGTATGGCCTACAGGCCCTCAGTCTGATGCAGGGCGCAATCTCGAGCATAAAGTCCAAGACTGTTGACGTTGTCACGAACTCGATTAAGAAGGTCTTCACCGTTCCCGGTAACTCCGCCACTGGCGCGTACATCCCGTACAACAAGATTCCCAAGCATGCGGCTGGCATCTTCACGCGCCCGACGCTCACCAACATCGGATGGGTAGGCGAGGACGGTGCCGAGTTGTATAGCGGCAATAGCCTAATCCCGCTGACCAACCGCAAGTATTCCATGCCCTACATCAACGACATTTCCGATGCGGTGGCGAAGAAGATTGGCAGCGGCGGCACGAGCTACAACCTCTACATCAACGGCGCGTCAATCAACGACGACCCCGCCATCAGGGCCGCGTTCCTGAACCTGATGAGCGAGCTACAGCGCAAGGGGGCGATGAACGTTGGCAATCGATGAGGGAATC